TACACATCCTGTCGACCCCCCGGTCCAACAGGATATGGCATACACTCATACATATCATCTTTGTTAGACCCAAAGGGGCCCCTTGTCCATCACTGGGTTTAGCTTAAACCTGCCACACGCAGGACAAACGCCTCCCTCCACCTGGCAAAGCACGCGCTAACAAGCACGCTCGAAACACACAAGACACAAGTTCTCGAATGCAACTAGGTTGATGCAACTACGAAAGGGTCGCCCGGCAAACGCCAGGGAACCCTAGGAAGTAAAGGAATTGGTGATCGTCTGCACATGCTCTTCCATACAGTGCAGTCGTGGGAGCGCTACCAAAATTGTAGGTAACGCCGGGGGGAATTCGTGATGGTTCCCTAAACGCGCCAGACGTGTCTGCGGCCACGCCACCTCGGTCGGTACGTACACAAGAGTGCACGCAATACCTCGGTACGTAAGCGCGAATGTTTCGGTTATTCATGCCTATTGTGTGGGCGTGATTAACATCACGTGGATGTGCAGTGGACATGCCAATGCGTATCCCATCTGGCGTAGCCATCCTCACCATGGACAGCTTATCAGCTTGGGCATCATCCAATGCTGAAACAACAGCACCACCACGCTCAAATGCAAATGCAGACCTAAATACGTCTATCAAATCCATGTGTGCAGCAGATGATGCAGTTGGTGCAGTTATGTTTGGTGTGTACGTTGGCCCCTGAAAAGAAAAGGGCTGACGCAACACCGTGCGATAATGCATCTTGCGGGTTAAAGCCGCAATTGTGTCGATACTTTCGCCAAAGTCAGCAAGAGGGCCAAGATCAGCTCCCTGCGGAACAGTGACGACGTTCGAATTATTATTTGTTGGGGCGAAAGAAAGCCCCCTATATCCAGCTAGCTTCAAGTTCTTCCAGGCACTCGAAACGATGACGGTCACCTGTGGCAAAACTGTCCCAGGCGCCTCGATAGGATCAATGATGTGCATCGAAACCACACCGGTGTGTCCCTGCTGGTAGGTCATGCTGTAAAAACTGGTGTAAGGAATACGGATAGTGACCTCTGATGAATTCCGCATATCCACTACAGTACGCTCCAAAGCCGCCGTAGATTGAAATGTAGGCGACGGGTAACTGGTGGTACCAATGTTCAAGGTGTTCTCAAAGAGTATGCCACCCATGGCTGGTGTATAGCAAATGGAAACGCGACCTGTATGAAAGCGGGTCTTGACGAAATGGAATGTGAGTTCCAAGTCGCCAGACCAATACTCAGCACACTGGTTCATCATAAATGCTGGCGTAGGATAGATGGCCGGAAATGGGGCTGCCCCAAGAACACCAAGAATCTCGCGCACTGGAGTGGGATACCTGTTGCTGCCCTGGTAAAAACACGTTGCCGGCGACACAGCGAAGCTGTACACGAGGGTCTCGGGAATCTGGTCATTAACGTCGAAACGACTGACAAGGCCGGGAACCCCCGCGATGTAAGCAACGCTCATTTCGTCAAACTCCGTGCCCGCCGGAGCAGCCACTGGAAGTGCTGAATCATGAAACAGCGAAAGATTGGCACCTGGCTCCTCACCAGTGCAGTTGCCATCGAAAACCTGGCCCATGTGCATAACCCTGGTGACCGTTGAATTGGCCATGGGCTTGCTGTATCCAAACTTGGCTGCAGTGTCTGCTGCGTAACGCAGCATCCAACCAACAGCGTTAGCACCTGATGGAATCAGCGGAATCTTGCCAACGGCATAGGCAACTTTGGAACCTACAGAGAGCACAGTTGAGATAGCTTTGCTCTGCTGCAAGTCTTCATTGATACCTTTTGCCGTGGCCAGAATTCCCGCCTTACCATTAGCGTACTTACTAGCTCTGTCCTTTATTGACTTGTATGCACTCATAACACCGGACTGGGGCTGCGTAGCCGTAAGATCGCGAGCGACCGGACCAATCAGTTCCACGTCCTCTAAATGCAGATAAACCGTATACGTTGGGGGAACAGTGCCAATCGGGGAAGACGTTGGATGAAGCTGGTTTATCAGAAAGGTGCCAACTGCCTGTTCTTCACCCGGCAAACGCAGGGGCACAAACGGAACATTGTTGCAAAATGGAATGCGTACGCAACAACGCGTGCACTCCTGCAAATCGACGCAGGCCCCTGGTAACTGGTATTGAACAGCATTAGCGGTACGAGAGAAATCAGCGCCCTGCTTGCCGGTAATAGGATTCCAAGCAAATCTGAGATAGCCAGCATGGAAAGGAGTACAGTTGATGGTTACATCATAACAGAGTGTGAACCGTGCTGCGCCCCAAGCCTGAAACTTCTCAAACCAAGGAAAGATGTTGGAAGATGGAAGGAATTGGTGACTGAAAATGTTACCAGCTGCTCCATTAAG